CCAATTCAAAACCACACTGTCGAATGATAAACTTCACCACTTTGATTAAATTATGTACCCGCATATCTATTTCAGATTCTTCCTTCACCACTACCTGCATACCTTGGTAGGCGGTGGGGTCTGCGTAACCTTCTGCGTTACGTCTTGGATTATTCAACTTCGCTTACTCCTTCCTCTAAAATTTAGTCGCTAAACCCATCTTCTGGTAAGTCCTCCCAACCGACACCTATATAATCGAGAACCCGACCCCATCCAAACCTTTCACCAGTCTCTGGATCAATTGCACATCGGTACATCCAGAATTCCCATTCCTTCGGGTTTCTTACTTTTAATTGATCAAACCGGTGTGGTCGTTTCTCCATGTGAACCCCGAATCCGCACATACTACAACCTGTTCGCTGTGCCCCGGTAGTATACAAGGTTCCATCTGGTTTCTGCTCTATCGTTCCATATATCTCCGGGATAATAGTTTCCGGCATGACCTCGCTTTCACTTAACCAGCCTTCAGCAATTCCCCATGTTTGGTATTTTTCCCGCAATCCATTCTGCCAATCGCTATCCATTTCCAGAGCCAACGTTAGCAGGTCTTGCCGCAAAAACGGGGTGAACGGGGCACTTCGAATAACAGTCTTACCAAAATAATTACAACCGTGATCGGTAAGGGCTTCTTCTCTCTGCCCACCTTCTGATGCCATTAACCCCAGAAATGGTTTGCTATTATGCTTTTTCGCCCATTTGTCACAAGGATCTTCTTTTAAATATTTACAGCATTTATTCGACACCTTAAATGGAGCTATCTGATAATTAACACCTTCATTCTCATTTTCATAACCAGCAAATAGGTTTAGCCACTTCTGCGGTAATTTCATACGGCTATTTTTCGCATAATGTCCCTGTTCTCCACATTCTCCGGTAATGATTGCATGTCGAACAGTTGTATTTTTCGGTGTCGGGTTCTGCAAGGTGTCAATTCGCCCTGCAATCTTTTTGGATATAACCGGGAATCCGAACTCATTGATAATTTCAACCTTGGATTTTCCTGTTTGTACTCTCTCGACCCCCAGTGCTCTATGTACCTTCTGAATACTCATATCTTCCAGTGTTGACACTGATACTGCCGGAACATCAATTCCGATTTTGCGAAGAAATAGCAGCAAAACAATGCTGTCCAATCCTCCAACGCTTACATGCACATTCAGCCCTCGCTTATCCAGTTCCTCTAAAAACTCAAATGCCCTAAGTTCTGCGCGCTTAATCTTTACCTCATAGGGAAGCTGCTGCATTGCTATCATTGCTGCCTTTTTATTCTTCTTCTCTGCTTTCCACTCTTCGGTGGTTAATTCTTTCTTTTCCATTTTTCGATTGGAGTAAATCCGGATTTATCGCTGGCCAGCAAACCTCTTACTCCTTTCCTGTTTTCAGTTAAATTTTAATTATCTGAACAAGCGAATGGTTCATACCGTCTCATCAAATAAATCAATGATAGGTTCATCCATTGCCAACTCACAATTTGCAACGGCCTGCACATAATAGGAATCTTTCAGTTCTATCCCAATGGTGCGGCGGTCTAATCGTAATGCCATGTAGTTTGTGGATGCAATTCCAGCAAACGGGTCAAGAACGATATCACCCGGATTTGTCCAAAGGCAAATACACCTTTTTATTACTTCCAGTTGTAGAGGACAAATGTGACGTTCATCTTCTTCTGCTCTTGCAGATTTCTTTTGCAAAGTATCTGACTGCCGTATATCCATCCATACTGGGCTTGCATATTGCTGCCATAAATCTACAGGAAATGTTTCATTGGTATGTTCAATTGGTTCGGGGTTTTCTCCTGGCTTACGCATGGTCACAACATAATCAGGGATACCTTGTCGGCTCATTGCAGAATCCTTTTTAATCTGCTTATGTAATAACCCTAATGCTTTTGTGCGCTGCATTTCCGTTACCGGATTCTTCCAAATACAAACTTCACTGTGAAAGATAAAACCCACATCCTGAAACATCTTAATTAACTGTCCCCGAAAGTCCTTAATTCCAATAACTCCATCCCGTTGTTTCATCAAAGGGATATTCATGCAATGGAATGATAGGAGCCGCCCAGGCATCGTCACTCGATAAAGTTCAGTTACCAGATAGATGAAATGATTATAAAACTCTTCATCATTTTTACTATTTCCCATATCCCTGTCACTGTTGGAATAGGTATAAAGGGATGAAAATGGTGGACTGAATAAGCTGTAGTGGATGCTGTTATCCGGTATCCCCTTTATTACTTCACAATTGTCCCCATGATACATTGAATAAAATTCCTCAATTTGCTGTTCTAAGATTTTCATTGAATTCCTCCCAATTCGGCAGTCTCATGATCGTACCCGCATTGTATGGACTGATTATTCTGACCGTATGTTTTAATTCCTTTTGCGTAATCTCTCTCGTTAATTCAATCATTGCATCCCGCATCTTTTTCGCATCCGCTTCTTTACGTTCAATGTTTTCTTTGACAGCTCCTTCCTTTGCGGAAATGATTATATAGACATTTACTTCCTGCTTCTGACCAAATCGCCAACACCTGCGCAAAGCTTGATAGAATTGCTCATATGAATCCGACAAACCCACAAAAACCATGTTACGGCACTGCTGCCAGTTCATTCCGAATCCTGCGATAGACGGCTTAGTAACCAAGCATTTAATCATGTCAGCAGAAAACTCCATCATGGTTTCTGATTTATACGCTGGCTTATCAGAACCTTTTATCTCCCATGAATCTTCACACAATTCCCATAACCGGCGACTTTCATCATTTAAGTCACACCAGACAAGCCATTGTTCATCATTACCGTTTACCAGTTCTGCAGCCGCCTGACACCGTAACTCCATACTTTCTTTTCTCACTTTTCTTCGTTGCGTTAAAGTCATTGGTTCTGTTACGGGATCATCACCATCCACAATGATCTGTTGAATATTCAATGCCGGGAGTTCATAACCTTCGACCGCATATCCTAAGTTTTTAGGATTGTCAATGAATACTGACCATGATGCCATCCATTGCCAGAATATATTTTCCGCATGACGTTTTAGCCTCCATTTTGATGTCTGCCCACCATCATGTACAAAATACATGGATAACATTTCCGCACGGGTCATAACACCTAAAAATTCCGAATGGTTTCCAAGTTCCATGAAATCATTGGGTGCAGGAGTTGCAGTACACGCCAACCGGAAGGGTGTTTTTGAAAAGTACTCTATAATCTGATTTCTGATTTTTCCGGTAAAGGATTTTAAGATACTGCTTTCATCCAAAACAACCCCATCAAATTTCCCGCATTCGAACCTGTCCAGTTTTTCATAATTGGTAATATTGATTCCATCCTGGACATCCTCATTTGATTCGCAAATATTCACCTGGTAGCCAAACCGTTCACCTTCTTTTAGCGTCTGCTGTGTTACTGATAATGGAGCGAGTATCAACACCTTACCTCCTATCTGATGTGCCCATTCCAGTTGCATCAACGTTTTTCCAAGTCCGCAATCGGCAAATATGGCCGCTTTACCTTTTGCCAAAGCCCAGCGGACTATGTCCTTTTGAAAAGCAAATAATGCCGGATTCAATTCTGATACATCCACATTAATTCCCGAACTCTGCATGACTAAATTTTTTGTATCTATAAACTTCTGATAATCGCTCAACCTCTTTTCTCCTTTCTTAGTTTCTCACAAATATCTTTCTGTTTTGACCGTTCAATTTTCTCTGAACTACACTAAAATTCAGCCGTTTATTTATCTGCTTGCTGAACACAAGATTGCTCATAGGTGTCATATTATTGTCAGCACAAAACAACTGGTATCGCTTATATACTTCATTGGTTGGCTCATTCTCAATCATTTCTTCACCACAATCGGCAATGAATGCGATAATCGGGTTGTTCTCTTCCTCATATTCATCCAACTGGCTTTGTACCTTGGCTGACTTTGTAAATTCTTGATTCTCAATGATTCTTTTCAGGCCATCAATTCCCAGCATAATCAAATATTCCATAGAGTCCTGTTGAATCAGTTTATACTTGATATATGGGTCATAGCCAGGGTCATCTTTAGAGAATGCAGCATTAAAAGGGATAATAACCAGCCGCCTAAGCACCGCCCCTGTTTTGTCTTTCATTCGGGGTATGTCATTGGCACTAAACAAAAGTTTGATGAACGGGTTAAACTCAAAAGGGTCTTGACCTTTTCTTTCCGCTTTGATTCGATCACCAGTCACCACCTTCTTGAACATTGCCACCTGGGAACCTTGCAGAAAGTCATCTCCAATATCGTCACCAATATTTGCCAACTTTCCAAACATCATACTGGTTGAAAACCTATCACCCAGTTCTTTCAAGTCCAGCGAGGATGTATTCATCTCACCTAAAATGGTCTTGACACAACTTAGATATGTACTTTTTCCGTTTGACTTATCGCCGGTAAGAATGAAAGCTTTTCCCAGTTCGTTCCTACGGTAGAAACAGTAACCGATGCATTCTTCCAGTAAAGACCGAATTGCCATATCATCACAAGCCAGTTTGTTCAAAGTGTTATCTGCCAGATCACTGTATGCGCCAGGGTTATAATCCCAAGGTATCTTATTGGTTATCACAACATCTGCACTGAACGGTCTTAGTTCATCCGC